CAAATCGGTGATCTACAAGACATTTTGACAGGGATCGAGGGCGAGATCGCTCACATGTTCCCAGAAGTGTCGGGCGAACAGTCCATCACCACAGACCGTTTCGAGGTTGTCGTCTCGCGCAGCGAGCGGTGGTCTTGGGACAAGGATGCTCTTGAAGAGATGTTCAGTCAGGGAGACCTGCCCGATTACGTCAAGCGCACAATGTCAGTCGACAAACGCAAATTCCTCAAACTCCCCACGAGCGAACAGGAAAGCCTGCGCCATGCGCTGACGAGAAATCTCGATAAACCCAAGATCAAGGTGAACGACTATGTTTAATTTCCCCAAGACGTCGGCCATCACAAAAGATGGCCCGACAAAAGTGCTGCTGTACGCACACCATGGGTACGGAAAAACGTACCAGTGTCGCTTCTACCAGAAGCGCTTCGGCAAAGGCTTGATTATCTCAGGCGAAAGCGGACTGAAGTCTGTCGAAGACGTGGAAATCGACTACGTTCCGTTCTCCTCATGGGACGGAAAGCACAACCCCGAAAAGGGCGTGTTCAGCTATCGTGGCATCTGCAAGATGATTGCCTCGGCTGAGTTCCGTGAGGCTGGCTACAAGTGGATCGCCGTCGACAGCTTGACTGAATTGGCCGAGCGCCTCGTCGAGCATCTCGAAGAAGAACACAAGCATAACAACAATGGGTTCCAACTCTGGGCTGACTACAGCCGCATGATGATTGGCACACTCAAATGGATACGCGACCTCGACATGCACGTCTATGTGACCTGTCTGGCCGCAGAAGAGCAGGATGCAAACGGCGTCACGCAATACTGGCCGTTTGTAAAAGGTCAAAAGGTATCAAAGCAAATCCCTGCTTTGTTTGACCATGTCCTGTGTGGCGTCCGCACCACCGAGAAAAACGAGCAGGGTCTTCCGAAAGTCACACGGTATGTCGTGACCGACGAAGCCAGCGGTTGGCACGGCAAGGTGCGCGACCCTCGCAATCGTCTGAAGCCATACGAAAAGGTGGACGACGTAACGGAGCTTCTCTCACGCATGTCTATGCCAGACGACGAGTGGGACAAGTATGTAGCGGCTCAATCTGACAAACGAAAAGGAGATGAAAAATGAGCTGGAATGGTTTCGGTGATTTAGACCTTACCAAGGTCGAGGCAGATGAGGGTTCTCGTCGTCTGGGAGTAGGCACCTACACGGTCAAATGTGTGGACGCCAAAGTTGAGAGCATCAACGATGGCCCCAACAAGCGTGTGGTCGCAGACTTCAAAGACGAAGGTGGTGCAGGCGACATCCGCATAAACTTCAACGTGGCTCACAACAACGCACAGGCACAAGAGATCGGTCTGCGTCAGTTGAAGTCATTCTTGGTTGCTGCGGAGCATCCGTCGCCAGACAAGCCTGGTGACATCTCGTCGCTCAAAGGTCTGACATGCAACGTCTACGTCGGAATGGGCAAGCCATGGCGGGACAAAGACGGAAATGAGCGTCAGCAGACGGAGATCAAGCGGTTCCTGACCGCAGATGAAAGCACTCCAGCCGCCAAAGGCAAAGCCAAGACTGGTGGTGCAGAGAAGCTGGACGACGAAATCCCATTCTAAGTGGCATATTGAGGGGGGCTTCGGCCCCCCTCACACAATACAATCGGGCAGGTAGTGACGTGGACGTTAAATCAGCAGAACAGGTGGTCTTAGCGATAGACCTTGGGTACGAAAATGACAAAAGAGAAAAAGCACGTCAGTACATTGGCGCGTCAATTATCGGGAACCCATGCGATGCCCTCGTCGCTTTCTCCCTGCGTGGATTTCCAAACAATGAGCCAGACGCTCGCCTCAAGCGCATATTCCAGTTGGGCCACATCCTCGAAGACGAGGTCGTCAAAGACTTGAAGGAGCGTGCTGGCCTGCACGTCTGGGAGAAGGATGGTCTGACAGGCAAGCAGCACTCATACGAGGCTTGGGGCGGACACATCGTCTGCCACATGGATGGCCACATCGAACTGGGAGATGGCGTCGTCAGGGTTCTTGAAATCAAGTCGATGAACGACGCGTCTTTCAACAAGTTCAAGAAGAGCGGGGTTAAGGTGTCGCACCCGCAATACTTCGGTCAGGTCCAGATGATGATGGGCATGTCTGACATGACCGAAACGCTGTTCATAGCAATCAACAAAAACAACAGCGACTACCATGCGGAGATAGTCAGGTATGACGAATTTGAATTTGCACACATCAAGGAGCGCATCGAGAGAGCCATCCTTGGAACCGCACGGAAAATCAGCACAGACGGAACTGATTGGCGATGTAAGGGTTGTTTCAAGCGGGGTGTTTGCTGGGATGGTGATGACGTCCCGAAACAATGCTCCACCTGTTCCCACGCTGCTGCACATCCCAGCGGCGGTTGGCACTGCGAAAAGCATGACAAGCCTGCCGACGAGGTTTGTGGGGATCACAACAGATACGAACCCTTGCCAAAGGAATAACAGGATGAAATTCGAGCAGATAATCGAAAAATTCCGTGACCTATCAGAGCGCCGATCTCGCATACTCAAGTCGATCTCTGACATGGAAAACGAAATCACCTCAATCTCTGAGCGCCTCGACGAACTGCGCGGTGAAGAAGGTGACAAACTTGCACCAAAAGACAAGACAGATCAGATCAGTCGCGCCAGAGACAAGCGCAAGCGCGTTCGCTCGGACGTTTCGGCTGCACAGCATGATGTCCGTATGATCGAAACGGAAATCTCTACACTCAAGATGCGTTTCAAGTGGCTTGTTGACTACGAGGTGGCGAATGGTGAATAGAAATCAAATACTCGCGTCTGCTGGAGATGCCATCAACGGCGACAGACAGACCGACTACGGATCGGCTGCAACTAATTTCAGTCGCATAAAGGAAGGCTGGAACGTCATCATCCGAGCGGCTCTTGTGTCACACGGCGAGCTTACTGAAGGCCATGTGGCTCTCATGCTGGACTGGATGAAGACCTCTCGCCTGCTCAACAAAATCGACCACGTCGATAGCTGGCAGGACAAGATTGGGTATTCAGCCCTTGGCGCTGAAGTCTGCCCGTCTACTCTGCAATCTCAAAGTGCGGACCATCAATAAACGGACGTCGGCCTTGCGAGCGTCGCAGGTCAATATACTCGTTCATTAGGTCTTCCGCGCTCCCGTCCCAGTCTGTCAGGTTCTTATGCCACGCTGCGCCCCAGCGCAGCGACACACCAAACTCTTGTGCGGCAGACTTCATAGCGTCTGCAATCTCATCGTAGAGGTTCAACTCCCAGCGGCCAGACGGGGTCGCGTCTGCGTCATACGCCATCAAATCCACGGCCAAACCGTCGATGTGTTTGGACTTCATGGTCTGCGACGCGCCCTTAGCGACTAATGCGCGCTGCTCTTGGATGGTACGCAACCCACATATAACGCTGAAGTCCTGCTTGGACTGCCCAATGGCCGAACGCACAACAGATTGCAGGCGCTCGTCGACGCCGTCTAGCATTTTAAGGCTGCGCTGTCCTAACTTGTAAGCCATTCATTTACCTTTCTGTGATTGTGAACCGCAGGTTCGGGTGGTCTGGGTATTGAACAACCACCTTTCCCTCTGGGCATCCGTAATGGATGTACGCGATCAGCGTCGCCTCGCCAGCGGCGACATTGTTCGGTTCGTTGATTGTGAAGGTGTACGCAAACGTATCTACACGATTGTTTGCTGGCCCCATGAACTTGGTGATTGACGGGGTGGCCAGATGAACGATGTTGTCGCTTGCCCTCACATCGAGAATGAAGTCTTCGACGGTGCAATCGTCCCGTAACTTTACTCTAGCAACGTCTGCCTTAAACTCACCATCCGCTGGCCCGTCGGTGATGCTGAAATGTTCTGGCGACCACTCCAGTATTGGCCTCTGCAACCAGCCAAACTTGTCCGCTGCTTGGTAGCCCCCTGTTGCCAGAGCTACACAAGCCGTCGCAATTCCGATGGACGCCTTAAAGCCGTCCAGGTCCATCACCACAGAACTCCGCCCACAATAACGCCTGCGATAAACAGGCAGGCGGAATAGGTTTTTAGCTCAAGGCCAGCCTTTGACTGGGTCTTTGCTTCTTCAATAAGTCTGAGGATTTTATCTTTCATTTTGTTACCCCTTTGAATTTTTCAAAAGTACGAAGGCCGCCGAGGCCAAGCATCCCGAACAGAACAGTCATCAGGCTATCCATGTCGAACCGTGGCAAAGGCGGATGTTCCACGCCAAACCACCCAGTAACGAACAGCGTTACGGGCAGGCCAAGGAAGTGCCAGAAAAGAGCAAGCCCACACGACCAACCAACGAAAGGACGCCAACCCGCGATGAAGATATTGCGGCTTCCAGCTTCCTGCTTGTTCACTTCGATTTGGGCGAGCGCCAACTCCTGCGCGTGACGCTCTGCCATCGTGGCAATTTCATGTGCGAGGCGCGCTCGCTGATCTTTGTCCTCCACGAACTTGTCGAGAAGGCCAGAAACGGGGCCGATTAGACCCTCAAGGATGCCGCCAATCATACTAAAACTCCTTCTGGGATGTTGAAGAGCCACCTCAAGATCAAGATAATCCAGTTAGTCAGCGGGTCGCCGTAGACGCCATTCATCACTGGTCTCCAAAGTCGAAGTTGAAGTCGAACCCGTCAGAGCCAAAACTCATATCGTATGGCTGTCTGCCGCGCTGGGCTTGCTCCCCCGCGACTGCGTCCACGACGCCCTCACGGAACGAGCGCATGCCGCCCAAGACGGGTATGCGGCTGGAGAAGGCGCGGACGCCCTGACGCTCCTTGGAGTTCTTGTCTGGATCGCCGAGCAATGCGTCTTGGATGCCAGCGCCGATGTCGACCGCCATCTCAACGTCACCGACGATGGGGCCGCCGACGGTTGAGAGCAGGCGAACCTTGCCGTAAGCGCCGTTGTCCAACTGGGTGACAGTGCTGTGGAAGATGTCTGCCACCAGACCCAAGCCACCCATGGCCAGCATGCCCTCGATATACCAGCCAAGGAAGTCATCCTCGTTGCCGTGGACTTTCTCGTCGTAGCCAAGGTTTTTGAGGATGTTGCGGTTGCGAAGTTCCGCGCTGCGCTCATCCTCACCACCGCGCATCTGCACGATGTCCTTCACACCCAGTGCTGTAGCGCCAGCCGCAGGGCCGAGTGTTGCCAAATAGAGCAGCGGTTTGACGTTCCCCCGTTTGGCTTCACGGATCACATGACCAGACAGACGGGTCATCATCAGCGGGTAAGACTTCAGTTGGAAGACCACCGCGCCCCATGGCGTCTGCGCCCAGGCAGGGATGTCGTTGCCTTTCGGCTGGAATACAGACTTGTCTGCAAAGTCAATCATGCCCATGCGGACCTGCTCATCTTCGGCAACCAGACGTCTGTCGCTTAGGACTACATCCTTCTTTGCGCCGTCTGGCAGGAAGTCGCCCATGCCGTACTGCTTCATCCAGCGAGCGACCTGCTTGTATTTCGCAGACTGCTCGGTGACTGGAACACCAGGCTTGTAGGTGTTGTTGGCGATACGCTGCCACGTCTTGAATAGTTCATAACCAGTCGCGCCAGCGATGTGACGGTTCATGTCAGTCCAAGGCGTCAACATTGTGGCGTTGAAGAAAGCGTTGCTGAACTTGCTGTCCACGCCGCCGTAGATGTGCGTCATGCGCTCGTGGACGATGTTCTCCATAGCCACGCCCGCGTCATGCACGAACTGACGGTAGTCGGGGTCAGTCGCCAAGTTCTTCACTGCCTTGGCGTAGTCAGTGAAGGAGCCGCCACGGATGATCGGCATCACCAAGTCTGGAATAGAGGTCAGAGTGGTGAAGCCAAGTAGCGTGACCGAGTTGAACTGACGAATGCCGCGCGTAAAGTTGAGCAGGCCGCGAGAGCCAGCCCCAGCCTGCGGCTTCTTCATGGCGATACGCAACGCGTTTTCCATGAACTCGTAGTCGCTCGGCTGAAGAACCTTGGTCTGGCCCTTGTAATCGTTCAAAGCGCCAATGATGGCGTCTGCCCGACGCTTGTAGGCCAGAGGCACTTGGCCGCTCGCGTCCTTCACCGCAATCTCGTCGAGCATCCGACGCGCTGCACCAGCACCCTTGTCCGCGTGAACTGCCATCAGGTCGTTGACAAAGGCTGCGGCCTGACCTTCGCGGCCAGCGAAGGGCATGTTGACCGTTGTGGCCAGCGAGCCGTAATCCATCCAGCCCTCTTGGTTCAGGGCGCGGATGTCTTTGCGGAACTCCTTGTTGCGCGACAGCAGCTTAACGATGCCTTTGCTGCCCTCATCAACAACCGTCAGGTAGTCGTAGAAGGCATGGCTGTTGACGCCCATGTCGCGCGTGTGCGTGATGCGGCGGCTCGATCCCTCCAGATACTTAGTCAGGAGGAACTCAAGGTCGTCTTCGAGGAACTTCTCGAACTCACGCAACATGTCAGGATATTTCTCAAGCTCGATCACGCGGCTGAAATCGACGTTCTCGAACTTGGGATTGCGGCTGCCACCCTTAACAGGAACGAATGTGCCGTCTGCATCGAGGCCAGCGAGGGTCTCGTACAGGCCGTTTGCAAACTCATCTGCTGCTTCTGGCGGATAGTCTGTGATGCCTTTCGCGTCGCGCTCGCGGAAGAAATACATCTTCATCTTGGACAGGAACTCATCCTTGTTCGCTTGGATGACGTCGCCTTTCCAGACCTGCGGCACATAATCGTCGCCACGGTTGCCGACGTAGATGCCCATCGAGAGCATTTCATCGCGCTCGTCTGCGAACATCTTGCGGATCATGTTGTAGACCCGCTGCTCCTGACCATTCAGTGCCGCGAACTGGCGAGAGCCT